GAATATAAATATAGGCAAGGACTAAGTATTCACAAAAAACAATGTATTAAAACAACGAATCTTGGGCCAGTGGCAAACATCACCAATATTTCACCTGAATTAATTATTGAAATTATTAAACAAAATAATGAACTACAGAAACAGATACTAGAACTATGTAAAAATACAACCACCACAAACAACACAAATAATACGGTAAACAACAATTGCCACAATAAAACATTCAATCTTCAGTTTTTTTTGAATGACACGTGTAAGAACGCAATGAACTTGACTGATTTTGTGAGTTCCCTCCAAATTGATTTAAAAGACTTGGAAAGTGTTGGGGAATTAGGTTTTGTCAATGGCCTCTCCAAACTAATAATAAACGGATTGAATGATTTGGAAGAATGCGAAAGACCCGTTCATTGTAGTGACTTAAAGAGAGAAAGCATGTATGTGAAGGACGATAACAAATGGGAAAAAGAAGACGCAGAAAACACCAAGATGAAAAAGGCCTTGAAACAAATTGCCCATAAGAACATTAAGATGCTTCCTATTTGGAAAGCCAAGAATCCGGACTGTAAAAGAAGCGAATCACATTTAAGTGACAAGTACAGTCACCTGGTAATTGAAGCCATGGGAGGCTCGGGAGACAACGATGAAGAGAAGGCGAATAAAATAATCCGGAAAATCGCCAAAGAAGTTACTATAAAAAAACAAATTTAAAATACTTAAAAACATCCATACTTTTTTCAAATCATAATTTTGAAAAGATATAAAAAGTTTGAAACAAATATAACTAATAAATTAAAAACAAAAACATGTTGATTGCTGGACTAACTGTATGTATGACTTGTATTTCATCCCCATTTTTTTTGGTATCATCCATCATAGCAAAACTAAGATATTCCCTAAAAGGTGTAAAGCAACTGGAAACCTCAAAGGAATCAGTCCTTAGTGATATTGAGTTATTCGTCAAAGAGTCAAATCGTGTGTTCAGCAGTATGTGGTTGTTTAACGATACAGTTCATGTTTTGTGTCGATACGCCACGATATTTTCAAACCGAAGTCCAATTGTTATACTAGCAAACACGTGTTCATTTGACTACGTGGAGTTTATGAGGAATATCCCCAGAATATACGACGTTTATTGTATTGACTTGCCAACGTGTGGATTGAATCCCATACCCATAAGTCAACGGGTCAATTCAGGTTTGTTATTCTGTGAGACCCATTTGGCTTCCATCATTTTGTCGCTCTCTCCTTCCAATTCTACTAAATTTACTATTGTGGGGGAGTCTTATGGAGTAACGTTAATTACCAAGGCCATTACGTCAAATGTGATTAAGTTGAATAGAGTCAACGAGCTTATTTTGATAAATTTACCAAGGTTATCTTATGAGTATTTATCAAGTAAATTTAAAATTTGTTTTTCGCATTTCATTTTAAAAAGTTCTTGGGCCCCATGGTTGTTTGCTGCGTTCTTATACCCAAGAAAAGATGTTTTAAGCAGAATTCGTACGGCATTTAAATTTATAACGGATAAGGATCAGCCTAATATGGCAAGTGTGTGGGCATCCGGTTTTAATTTAAAAGACTTATTTTATTTGTCCGGTAAGCTCAAAATTACTTTGGTGGAGGATACCATAACCGGCACGAGGTACGCATCATCTTTAAGACGACGAAGCGGCAACGCAATTAAATCCAACAATTATATTTTAAATCCATTGGATAATAATAATAATAAAAAGTCAGTTCTAGAATTCACCAACATAATTGATTGATTAATTTTTAACCAGAGGAGAGAGAAAAAAAGGAAGTAATAACGAACATTCTCGGGAACCACCAATTTTCTCTCCCCCTGAATGGCGTGAAAAATAAAATACTTAAATCATTTTTAAAAATAAAAAACTTAAATCATTTTTAAAAGTAAAAAATAAATTCCATGTTGTCTCGTTGTTCTGCTAGTTCTTGTGAGGGGTTTTTGAAGGCCGGCCTGTTGGTTAGCCACGAAGGCCTTCAAGCCCAGCGTATTTGCGGCCCATGCGTCTTGGGTTTTACAGATAAAGTGTGTGTACTAGAAGAAGTACATGATGCGACCACTGATTGTTTAGTACAAACCGGCACAATTTATATGGTTGACCCTCGTAAATGGACGCGTGATACGTTAGTGCGTTTAAAATCAGAATGTCAACCTACTACAATTGACTTAGAGGCGTGTAACTTTATTCGGCAGCGTATCGCACGTCTTTTGGCAAAACGCGTGAATCGAAACATTGTTAACGTAAATTCGTGCCTTTCGCAAGATGGTACCACCCTGTGGGTAAAGAGCACTCTTCATTTTATTATTCCAGATGGTTTATCCAGGCAATCCGCTATTTGTGTTGATGTTCCCGCATGTGAGTTGTGTTCAACATCCAAGTGTCACTACAAAGTACAGTGCGATGAGTGTTCTCAATTCACTTGTGGCACGTGGATTAGGCTTAAAGGCACGTGTGCTTTTTGTAGACATAATATGCCGCGTTAAATATAAAAAATAAATGTATTAAATATAATTTTAAATACTTAATTTTTATAATAAACTTAAACTTTATAAAATAACATGTAATCGTATCTTTTTCTTTAAGCTGTTTTCGTCGTTAAATATAAATAGCTTAAAACGCCTCAAATCGTAATCGGCGAAATTCTCTCTTAAAGTCAGTTTGGAATACAGTTTTAGTTCTGGTAGAAAAACAATGTACTGAAAAAGGCCGTCATTTCTAGCTAATTTGTCGAATACATAACCGTTGTATTCCTTTGACAATGTGGCTGAATTACTAGTACATAAATGTAATAGGTCGCAATCAATTTGAACTCGGCGAATGGACCGCATCGTTGTATTAATATAGTCCAACTCGCATTTCCACTTGTCATAAAATGTGTGTGCGTTTTCTGATAAACATAAGAGTCCCATATTTTTTTGAAGCATTATTAAGTTAAGCAAGTCAACCAATCGTCGGATGGGACTTGTTATGTGAATATAAGAGTCTAACCCAAGTAATTCATGCCGTAAACTTCCTAGTGTAGCCCCGTCGATGTACTGCCCACTGGATGAACTATTCCAAATCTGAATGAATTTGGAAACGTCTTCTGGCACGTGTTCCGGAATAACAGATGTTTTGGTAATGATGGTCGACCTAAAAATTCCATTATTGTATTTCAGCATTTCCGTAGCACTGTAATAGTTCATAAAAATCATAAGGTAACTGACGACATCGTGACTATTGCGAACATTGTTCATAAACTTGTACTTTTTGGACAAATTTTGAACGACTGATAAAAGAAGCATATATTTGTCATCTGTTAAAAGAGTAGGCGACTCGTAGGTAAAATTGTTGGAGAGGTTGATAATAGAATTCTCCCATTGAATAGAGTTTATTTCAAAAGAAGAAGAGAGAAACACATCCAACGTAAACGCGATGCGTCGGCGGCCAGACTGTAAACTACAAAGTTCCTCGGATAAAATGGTAGGAAGCATTGGCCTTTTTCTGTCTGGTAAATAAATGGTTGCGACGCGTCTGGAGAAGGACTCCCAAAGGTTTAATACATCCATGAGGATAGATACATTGGCAATATAAATGCTTAACCTATAAGTGCCATCGTCTAAAACCCTTATGGAGAACGCATCATCAAAATCCAGACTTTTCGGTGGATCAATTGAGAATACATAGTCACTAGTTCTGTTTTCAATTTCTGGATGAGTTTCTTCTATGGTTTGAAAGAGAGAATCATAAGACGCGAGATTTTCTACGGTTTTGGTGGTTTCTCTCTGAAACTTTTGAATAGAAGCGTTTAAACTTTTACAAAATAGTTGGTATTCGTAATAGTTTTCTAGCATATCAACAGGACCAATCACTTGACTTAATATTCCAGTAGGATGTTTCTCATTCCATAGAGAGAATGAAAAGGTCACATAAACATTAACCCCAACTTTGGAAAACCCCACGTGTTTAACTTCATATGGGATTAAGAAAGCAGGTAAACGACTGTCGTCCGGTATGCATTTGTAAATAAGTTTTCCATTTTTCTTAGCCTGTCTACCATACGTTTTGTTTCCTGCGAGAACAAGCACACCAGGTAAATCCGGCGTGGACCGTATGGATGAGTGAACAACGTTTACGGTACCATTTTCCCCAACGTTGAAAATATCGTTAGTAAAAAGTTTACTATTCACTGGATCCACCGCGACATTGTCAATGATTGCGTACTGACGTACGTCGTGTATTTCCCATTTCGTATACTCTCGGTCATGAATCAGTATTTTATAACAGGGAGACTCCATATAATAAAAATAATGATTTTATCTTTATATTTCAGAATATTTCGGAACTTTTATTAAATTCCTTTGACCATTCCATTTTTTAAAGTAAAAGAAGAGAGAAACCAAATAATCCTTTGATAAATTTAAAATACTTAAATGCGTATGGTTTTTGTTTCTCTCTTCTTTTTCTGGGGAAAGAGAATATAACTTTTACACCTTTTCTCATTTCAAACGCCGATTATTAAACATTAAATAATATAAATATATTTTATCATATCTTTATATTATGGAAAATAAAACATATTCTTATAAAAAAACATCGCATTTTAGAGATATATTAAATATGAGTAATGAACCAAATAATATTCTTCCTTATACAGATAAACAATTTGAAGAAGATTTAAAAAAATGGTTTACCGAAACAAAAATAATTCAAAATGATAAAGTAAATAAATTTATTGAGCATTTGAAATGAGAAAAGGTGTAAAATAAAAATCATTATTTACAGAACCTACTTAATAATATGCAGATTTTTGTCAAGACTTTAACCGGAAAAACCGTAACGTTGGAAGTGGAGCTGACGGATACAATCGAAAGCATTAAAGCTAAAATTCAAGATAAGGAAGGAATTCCCCCTGACCAACAACGTTTAATTTATGGCGGGAAACAACTTGAGGATGGTCGCACGTTGGATGACTATAATATTCAAAAGGAGGCAACTATTCATCTGGTTTTGCGATTAAGAGGGGGATATCAGATTGATTTAGACACGTTATTTTTTATATTATTGTTGATTTGCGTTTATTTTAATTATAGATTTTAAGATGTTATATATATTAATTATAACATGTTCTCAACAATATTCCGTTTTTTTCGTGACATGACTGATAGCCGAAATGAATGGTTAAGAAAAACTACTAATATACCATGCGACGCCAACGCATTAAACACGAGTAAACACTTAACACAGTAAAACCTATAAATTATTTATATCTGAATATATTTAATATAAAAGAACATGGAGGAATGCCCAAAGTTGTGTTTTTATTCAAATTTTATTTTTTTAACAAATGTAGTTATTGCTATTTATTATAAATATTACGCTTACGCTGCGGTTTTCATGTTTTTAACAATGAGTTCTTTGTATCACCATTCTCATTACACCGAGGTCACCCGAATTGTTGATAAAGTTGCCGTATACTTAGTTGCGTTCTACGGAGGATATTTGTTCTATTCCAAATTAAGAAATCATACGGAACCAATGACTACAAAACAGATGACATTGTCGTTCCTAATTTTATTTACGTTTCTCTCTACTATTTTATTATATTATTATGGTTATATGACAAATAGTTTTTGTTATTGCGAAGATTCTTCCACTGCCGAATATTTTCATGCGTTTATGCATTGTGTAGGGTCCGTGGGTCACCTTTGTATTGCGGTATTGTAATTAACCTGATTCCTATGTCCAGGAAATTTCCAAGAAAAATCAGCCAGGAATTTTCTCGGAAATTTCTTCCGCGGCAAAATAAAAAAATAAAAATAAAATAATAATAAAATAATTTAAGTATTTCATTATTTTATTTAAATACTTAAAATGACGACTCCAAGTGCGAACGCAATAAAGACCACGTTTCCTAATCTCAATGGTACTACTTTGTGGTTAAGAAGGCCAAGCCATCGGATGTCCACGTTACGGAGTTTGTCATTGGAAGATTATTCCTATGGAGAGATGCCTTATAGAGTGTACTGTGATTTAACGATTGCGTCGTTCAAGGGAGATGATAATCAATACAAGCCATTTCTAGAAAAATACAAAAAGAGCTTGCTAAGGAGGCTAGAGGCAAGGGTTGCCGACACCAACCAAGGATTTAATAAAGGCTATAATTTTGTCGATGAAATATATTAAATAAACACGTTAAACAAATAAAACATATAAAACATATAAAACATATATAAATATAAATCATTATTTTAACTTAAACAAATATGTCGGTTTCTACTTTTTTTAATGTTGCGTTTACAAATTTTGTAGAAACGACAAATCAAATCAATCCAGATATGCGGCAACGTCTACAAAGTAGCTTGCGGTTTTTAAAACAAAACAAAATATTTATATTGTTTGAAAAAACGGATACGAAATACACCATATTACTTAAAACCTTACTAGGCAAAGAAGTCGGAGACTTTGGTATTTCAAATTACCATGTTGGCCTTTTTATGTACATTTCTGTTGATGATGAACACCTGGGCGGACACTTACGCAATCAAGGCCTTTCCCGATTGATGATCGCCGCGATGATTTTTCAAATAGAATCGACAAATTCATTTAGAAAGGACCAGCTTCTTTTCATCGACGTAGACGCTAGCTATAAAAACGGCCGCAGCTTCTGGGAACACATTGGAATGAAATTTTGCCGGTTTGATGAGGTTAAACGAATTGGTATTCGTCAAACAACCCTTACGGGCAGTGGGGCAGAAAAGGTACTTACGTACAGTGACTTGTCTCAATGGGCCTTGGGAGTCCCCAACGGAGATAATCAGATTATTACAAGACAATTTTAGATTCTTTTTCGCAAAACTAGAGAGAAATGGTCATTCAAAAACTTAAAATGTTTGTCATGTTATTGTATTTATACCTAATTAACCAATCGTTAAGGCTTGGCCTCAGCCACCCCTCATCATATAACTATGACTTTTACGCGTATAACGTTTTGATTTTCTTGACTTTCCTTTCGTTTTTTTACACGGTCGTTTCCTAATAAGGCGGTTCTTAGTGTACTTGGGCATGCGTATATATAATAGTATACAATATTATATATATTAACTATAAAAATAATTCCAAGAAATTTCTATGTTTTCTCTCTTAACTTAAGAGAGAAAATGTTCCACTAAAAAGAATAAAAAAATATTAAAATACTTAAAAATCATAATATTTTAAAAAAATTTAAAGTTCGGATAAAATGGATAATGTTTTAGATGACGAGCACCCCGAAACTTTACGGACGATTTTGTCGTTAGCCGATTACGAGACCCCAAACCTCAAATTATGCGCGAAAAGTTTTGATTATGTTATGACTACAGTAATTGAAGGAGGCTATATTGACACAAACGATTTCCGTACAATAATGGATGAAATACCTATAGAGGTATTTGTTTTATCTCTGGGAAATCCTTATGAGGAAGACGATTTTGTCAACGAGTGGCTTATTAACAATGGTATTTACCGAGAACAAGAGAGGGACACGAGTGGTAACAAATACACAGAATTTGACGACACCCCGACTTACGAGTTTTTAGAATTGACAAGATTTTACTTTCAGCCTAAGGTAAATGTACTTTCCTCTGCGGTTCGAAGTGGACAATTGAACTTATGTACTTCCAAGTTTATTTTATCGTATTTGTTTGGAGACAAAACATCGAGTTGGCTTTATTACAAGGTAAACCGCAGCTACGTTGAAGACGACGACTCAGAAGATTCTAATTATGATGTTGTTGACCAATATGAGGTTGACAATTATGATAGCAGAAATGAGACTTATTTCAAAATTCAATGGGACAACATGAGTTCATACATGGACCACATGGTGTTTGATTTTTGTAAGAAACCAAACGCGTCTATTAAGTTATAGATATTATATAATAATAAGGATAATATCTATATTATGTGTAAACTTTTTTAATAAAAATCTAAATATGTTTTTCGTCAAACATTCCTAAGTGTAGTCGGCTTGATAATAGCTTTGCCGCCAAGATTCCCTTCACACTATTCCCATGTTTGTCTAATGGAGGCGATACAATCGCGATTCCCATGACATTCGGAATAACAATCATAATTACTCCCCCAACACCACTTTTAGCGGGCATTCCAATATAAGTCATCCACGTCTCCGAGTAACCGTACATTCCATTTGCGGCCATATGGGTTAGAATATAAGGAATAAATTTCTTGTCAACAACCCGTTTCCCAGTCTTGGGATTAACCCCATAACTGGCTATGGTGGCGGCCATTAAAGCAATGTCTTGACTGGTAGCCATCGTGGAACATTGTTTCGTATAAGCGGTAATGGTTGGCAAGACTTCGCCGTAAAACCGACCGTATGACTTCAGCAAATATCCAATAGCTAAATTGTGATCTAAATTATTCATTTCAGATTCAAACGTTTTCTTGGAATAACTTAATTTTTTTCCGGCAAAATCGGCCATGTTATCAAATATCTTTTTCTCAAATTTAGCCTGGTTTTTGTCATAGTAAATGCTAGTGGTTGCCATGGCCCCGCCATTTTGAAACGAGTTGATGGTGCGGTTGTCCGAATCTTCAATAGCCGTGACGGAATCAAATACACTAATTGTTTGCTGCGTACCAATCATTTTCGACATGTTGGCGACCCCGACCGTCTTTAATGCGAGGGCTAAGCTGAACACTTTGGACACGGATTCCATGGCGACCTCTTTCTCATAGTCGCCTACATTGTATCGTTCACCGTCTACGGTATAAATAGAAATGGCTAGTATATTAGGATTTACCTTTTTAAGTTCGGGAATATATTCCGCGTTTTTGCCCGTTATTTTAAGTTTTTTAATCCTTTTATATATTTCCTCCAAGGTGGACTGAATGTTATCCATTTATATTATTAGGACTTTATTAAATTTATTGGAAAGGTTTTCTCTCTACTTTTTATTCTCAGAATCTGTTTTAAAATCTGTTTCTTCTTGAACAATTAATTCCTTCTCCTCAATTGGCATCTGGTTTAATTCACTGACGTCCATTTTCTTGGTGGTATTTCGCTGAACATTTTGAATTTGTAGAGCATACATTGCAATATAAGGAGAGATGGCAATGTTATTCATATACGTCCTGTAACGAAAGCACGCGATGCTCGTTTCTTTATTTAGTTTAATGCTATACCACCAATAAGCAGGAATATAAATTGTTTTTCCCGGAAGTAAAGTGAACTCTAAACATTTGATTTTATCGAAATCCGCACGATAACTGGGTTGTGGGTTCCAGGGGTTAATCGGGGAAGAAAATTCAAAGTTTTCATAGTCATAGTTAGGATACAAATACCGAGTACTCTGGGGGGGCGTCAACTTTATTTGTGCGGATCCTTGGGTCAGTAAGAAGAAATTTCTATAGTTGATTTCGTATCTAAGTGGAGTACACGTGCCTTCGCTGCCCATGAGTAAATCATAGTTACAGTTGGAAACCATATACGGACGTAGAAACTCATCGTTATACTGTAAACCTTTTATAACTCCGGTTTCTTGTAAGAATTCTGAATTGTTTTCAGAGAGAAACGTAGAATTCTTGTCTTCTTTAAAAAGCTTATTTGCGGCGTGAAGAGGAAGGGGCACATACATTTCCGTTTCTGATACATTGTCGGCTAAATTTCGTATTTTAACATCGAATGCTTGATAGTTGGATGAAATGAACTCTTTATTTGCGGTTTCCATTATTTTTTTATTTTCAAAATCAAAAAGGACTGGTTGCCGAACATCGAAAATTTCTTCGATTCTCTCCTTCGAAGCATCATCCACTTCAAACATTTCCAAGTCGTTTCCGGTTTTAAAGTGAAAGTTTACATGTAAATAGACGAATAGTACTAAACAAAAGATAAAAAATGCGGTAATAATTTCAATCATGTTATTCTTGTAAAGTATTTAAATAAAACGAATAATAATTTTGGCCGAGTGAAACGAACGAGAACCAAAACGACTATTAAGTAAATATTATATTTGCTAAAGAAAACGCTAATATTTCCGCTTTGAAAAGCAGCCGCATAAGTATTTTAATTTACACTTTCGCGTTTTTTGAATATCTTTTACAGGTAAAATGCTATTACATTTTGAGCACGTATAGTATTCTCCAAGGCTTGGTATAGGTAAAAACGAATAAAGAAACGTGAATTCGTGTCGACAGTTATTACAATAAAAGACAAAATCGTCCGTTGCTTCTATTAGTTTGGAAGAGCTCATTTTTGTAAAGTTAGAAGATAAAATATTTATTAACTATATAATTAAAAATGGGTTTACAAAAAGGAGGCTATAAGTTAAAAAAATCAATTCGAGATACATTAAGAGATGATGTTGATGTCTTTACGCTATATATTTTGCCAATGATTCGTCATGAAGGTACAATATTTGAGATTCTTAATACAGATTCTCTCTATGGATTTGTCGTTGTTATGAAAGTAGTAGATATATCAATTTCAAAATTTGTAAATGATGATGATGAACCAGTGAACGAGTTTGTCATAAAAATATGTGAACTTCACAGTCCGAACACAAAATGCAGCAGAACTTTAAGAAAACCCGGAGAATTATTCAAAAAGTCATTAAGTTACGATATGTTTTTGCGCGAAAGCGAAACCCAACAAAAAATCTGGAGTGAGAGACTTGAAATGGGGTTACAACCAATTTGTCCGGCGTTTACTAGTTCCAAAATAATTGACCATCGTGAATTAATTCAAGAATTAGTGGAAAGATTGTTTCAAAGTGATGGAAATATTGTTTCCTATTTAAAGAGTGAAATTGTAAGCAATTCGTATGATTTAGGATTTATGATGATGGAAAAAATAGAAGGAGTTACGCTTAAATCAGTGTCTGGTCTATATGATTCAACCGCAAGATTTATATGTGCTGCATCGATTACACTGTTCTTGAAACATGATGTTATTAATACCGATATGAATCAGGGTAATTGTATTTTGAATCAAATAACTGGAGAGATAACCATGATTGACTTTGGACTTGTGATGACACCCAAGTATCTTATAGAATGCATTAATTCTCGTGGGGACACACTAAGAACTACGAGTCCCGACAATACTTTTTTGATTCGACAACTAAAAGATAATTTAGTTGAAATTCAAAAGTTACAATTGTTTTTTCATACAGCACATGATAAGTATGGAAATATTGATAGCGAAGAAACAGTAGCATCAATTTTGACATTTCTCGCTCATATGGAATCCAGATTTTTACTCTTACAATACGGTGCATTAGCAAATTCAAATATGAAGCAATTAGTAGAGCACGCCTTAAGAGGGGACCGGGCATATGAAAATATTTTAGACATTTATCGTAGTTTAAATCAGCCGGTAAAGCCTCCAGGTACACCCTTAAAAGAATCTATGAAAGTAGGGTATGAACCTAGGGTCGTTTCGGTTGAACGTCCACAAGAATATTTTTTAACAGACACCCCACTGTTGATGAGAAAAGTTAATGCGGATTACGAATCAATGTGGATTCCCTCCAAACCCGGCAAAGCTCTACCTAGTGCACGGGAGTTAGTTCATGCGGTTGAATTAATGGAAGCCAAATTAAGTGATGACGACGCTTTTCAAAATGCCATGAAGATGGGCACACCTGATTCTTGTTTTCCCGTGAGTGAACGTGGGGCGAGTTCGGGTCATTCACTGAGTTATGAATTACCTGGTAGTGAAGAAGAAGAAGAAGAAGAAGATTCTTTTAGTGAAAGTATTTCTGCGAATGACTCGGATGTGCTTGTGCCATTCCAATTTGAGCCCCAACAATATAATTCTCCTTCCCCACATCTCGGAAGTACTCCGAGGGATAACTCTGCCGAATTTTTAGATTACGCTCCTATACAACATAATCCTCCTTCCCCACATTTCGGAAGTACTCCGATGGATAACCCGGATGAATTTTTAGATTACGCGCCTATACAAGCGGTTCCCCAAATGGACGTAAGGGTCATTGAACAGGCCACAAGACCAGATAAAAAAAGAGGTAACGACGAATATTTAGTAAACCCGGCGACTGGTGCAACCAGATTTTCGGGAGGAAGACGCCATAAAATAACTAAGCGAAAAAGAATAACGGCAAAACAAGTGTTAAAGAAACGAAAAACACGAAAGCAACGCAAACAAAAAACACGTAAAATATATAAAAAAACTTATAATAAAAAAAACATTTAATTATCGCTACATTTTGGTGCTAAGTAAAATTTAACATAACTCCCATTGTGTAAGTCATATAACATTCTCATTGGAAGTTCTGGGTGCAATGAAAAGGTAACTTCACTTGTCAGTTTGTTCGTTAGACACATTTTCGCAATGTAATTCAAACTATAAGTCAGCTCTACCCCATCGCCGCCAATGCTGTATTCAGTCAAATCGTCCGTGCTCACCGTAACAAGCATGTCCCCAGAAATGCCGTCCGTTTTCAAAGAAATGCTTTCCTCTCCGCATGTTATGGTAACATCGTCTCCAAATGGCGACATTTGCAAAGTAATATCACAAATCTTCTTCGAGCAAATAGAAAAATCCGCCGCATACTCGCTCTCCGGAATAAACATGAGTTCGTAGTCAAAATTAATTAACGGCATTTTAAAATACTTATTAAAATCCGATGTCTTGGTTGCTTCTAGACTGATGTTTAAGGTCTCTGGTTCCCCCTCGTATTCAATTGTAATAGATGAGCCATCATGTTTGGAAAGAATGGTGTGTAGTAGTCCACTATTACAGCAAATGTTTGCCGTGTCTGATGGATTAAACATGTATTCATTGAACCAATTGGATAACAAAATGGTTTCAAATAAGCAAACGTGAGAAGGATCCATCCCTTGTATTTGAAGCGAATTTGCGGTAAAGAACGCATTAACGGTGCTAGAACAATTCTTAATTGTTTGTAAAATAGCCACAAACAGTTCTTTCTTTGTTTTATCCGTGATTACAAGTTTCATTTTTATTTAATAAGTAATTCAATATTGTTAAATTGTTTTAAAACTTAAAAATAATGATTTTTATTTTATATCTAAAACACAACTTGTAATTAGTTGTTTTAAAAGAATAATTGTCGAATTTATATATATTGTCCACGCGTTTATTTTTACATTTCAGGCATGTCCTCTCCAAATTCTACTTTGTAACCAGCCCTTATGATTGACATTTGATAAATTAGCTCAGTGGAAGAGTTCTTACTATAAATCGCCTTAAGCTTGAATGCCTTTTTCAGAAAATATTCTTTATAAGCCACCATATTGATTTCTACGTCACCCGTTATAGAATTAAATACCAAATACTTTCCAGCCACGTGTCGAAATGGCTCTTTGATATCCAATTTATTTTTCATCAAGTTCTGTAATGTCCATAAAACGGACATTTGTCCAAATCTTGGTCCACAGTCATAAAAATACCCAGCCCGTGTCATCATGTAACGGTAAAAAAATGAATCATTGCCGTTTAACTCTTCGTCAACTTCATTGCCATCGTTTTCCTTTACATGAACTCCTGCCGCGATCAACGCGTTAAAAAGTGGTTCCAAGTAAATTTTATAATAGGCGTGCGGGCTTATTTTCTTTAAAGACCTCTTTATCGCATGTCCACCTTTCAGTGTTTCGAAAAGATATAACGCAGTAGCCAATTGAGGTATTATTTTATGTGGTTCATGAACATTTATTTGGGATTCTAATTCCTCTAGGGTTGCTTGCATATTATTTTAAATGTAAAATAATAATATGTTTAAATTAATTTATAACAGAATAGTATATAATCTCAACAATGAACATAATATCTTCTATAACAAATGATATCTTACTACGAACCCTAACAAACATTACTACCTCCATTATATCTACTCATAGTTTGTTTGTGTGGTTCATTGACCATAAAAACAATGATTATAATG